GGCGGATCCAGATAAATCAGATCAACGCTTTCATCCGGAATATACTCTCGGAGAATTTTCAGATTATCGCCGTAAAACAGCGTATTTTCGGTTATCGGTTTCATAAACTCAGTCCGTTCTGCTCAAATCCGTTCTTTTTTTCTATTCTTGCTTTTTTAAAGGTGATGTTCATCGGCGGCATATCCACCTTCGCGCCGTTCAGCAGTTCCTCAATGGTAAGAATCTGAATTTTCGGATAGTTCTGATTCCAGCCTTCGGAAAAGTAATAGCCTGCCGAAATTGCTTCTTTCTTCATATCTTTTGTAGGTTCATTCAGAGTGATAAACACGCCGATAGCGGCTTTTTCGCGCTCAACCGTGCCGACCAGATCCCGGATATCACCGCTTTTAACATTCCCGCTTTTGACCTGAACGATAACTCTTTTCGGCTTGCCGGTATCGTCATCAATGAAACTGATAACGCCGTCAATTCCCCTATCCGCGCCCTTCTTCCCTTTTTTACTGCCCAACTCTCCGCCTATCGGCTTTGCCTCAATCAGCCCGTTTGCCCACCACTGAAACTGATACGGGTCGTCTTTTGCCAACTGCCGCGCTCCGGTAAGGTCTTCAGGCTCGCCGATGACAACGTAATTTTTGCCTATTTTCACAGCTTTGACTTCCTGCTGCATTGTCCAAAGCCTGTTTTTCAGAAGAGATATAGCAAGATGCGTGATGTCAATTCCTATCCATTTCCGATTGAGTTTTTCGGCAGCAGCGATGGTCGTTCCGCATCCGGCAAACGGATCGAGTATCCAATCGCTTTCTTTACTGCTGGCAGCAAGGATGCGCTCAAGCAAAGAGAGCGGCTTCTGAGTCGGGTAGCCAAGTCTTTCAGACGATTGCCTATTCAGCGCGGAAATAAACCACCAATCTTCTGGTACTTTTCCAAGAGGATTTACTTTATACTCTTTGCCATTAACAATTTTGCGACCACTTGAAATATAGCCGCCCGTGCTTTCATAAGGAATTCGGACAGGATCGGGGTAAAAATTGAATCTTTCAAAATCCTTTACATAAAACAAAATGGTATCGTGTTTTTTGGGCCATCCCTTCTTAGGTCTGCCTCCGAGTTTGTAGCACCAGACAATCTCATTAATAAAATTTTCTTTTCCGAAAATCACATCCATCACAATTTTGAGATAATGGCTTGCGGTCGGATCGCAGTGCAAATACAGGCTTCCGGTCGGCTTCAGAACTCTGTGCAATTCAATCAGCCTGATGTTCATCATCACAAGATAAGCCATCATCTGATTTTCACCGATAAAGTCTCTTAATGCTCCGATCATCCTGCCTGTCCGTTCCGGCGCGTCTGTTACAAGCTTATGATAAGCGTCTTCTGCTGACCTATCCCATTGCCATGTATCCTCAAACGCCGTGATCTGTGATGTTGAATGCTCCCCGCTTTCATCTCTGAACAGCACATTGTAATTGCGGTTTGAATTGAACGGCGGATCCAGATAAATCAGATCAACGCTTTCATCCGGAATATACTCTCGGAGAATTTTCAGATTATCGCCGTAAAACAGCGTATTTTCGGTTATCGGTTTCATAAACTCAGTCCGTTCTGCTCAAATCCGTTCTTTTTTTCTATTCTTGCTTTTTTAAAGGTGATGTTCATCGGCGGCATATCCACCTTCGCGCCGTTCAGCAGTTCCTCAATGGTAAGAATCTGAATTTTCGGATAGTTCTGATTCCAGCCTTCGGAAAAGTAATAGCCTGCCGAAATTGCTTCTTTCTTCATATCTTTTGTAGGTTCATTCAGAGTGATAAACACGCCGATAGCGGCTTTTTCGCGCTCAACCGTGCCGACCAGATCCCGGATATCACCGCTTTTAACATTCCCGCTTTTGACCTGAACGATAACTCTTTTCGGCTTGCCGGTATCATCATCAATGAATGTGATAACGCCGTCAATGCCTCTGTCCGCGCCTTTTTTACCTTTTCTGCTTCCGACCGCTCCGCCGACAGGCATTGCTCCGATAAGTCCGTCAGCCCACCACTGAAACTGATACGGATTATCTTTTGCCAACTGCCGCGCTCCGGCAAGGTCTTCAGGTTCGCCGATAACCTCATAATTTGCCGATTCGGTTTTTTGCCGCATATCACTCAATCGGTATTTCAGCAGAGAAATCGCAAGATGAGTAATGTCAATTCCTATCCATCTGCGGTTGAGTTTTTCGGCAGCAGCGATGGTCGTTCCGCATCCGGCAAACGGATCAAGAACAATATCGCCTTCGTCACTGCTGGCTTGTATAATTCGCTCAAGAAGAGCGAGCGGCTTCTGTGTCGGATACCCCAGAGATTCATGTCCGAGAGCAATATTTATATCCGTCCAGACATCCGGTATTTTTTCACCGGAATTTTCATCCAGATAACGTTTAAAACTTGGGTATCCGGTCTTTGAGTACAGAATGCGCCCCTGCTTATCAAGCTCGTCCATTTTTTCTTTTGCATATACCCAGCATCGGGTTTTCGGTAACTTCCAGCCTTTCCACTCATATATCTGACCGGCTGCCGCACGCTGCATTGGCGCGGTTATATCACTGAGCCTGTAACGTCTGCCGGTGTCTTCTTCAATATAGCGGTAATTTTTTTCCACATAATCAGTCTCCAAACAACGATAAAGCTGATTCCACTTTTCCTGCCCAAGTTGTTTTGCATAAAGGAAAATAGTATCGTGAACAGCTCCGAATTTTCTTTGGACGTTACCTTTTGCATTTATTCTCTGCCAGATGATTTCATTTTTGAAATTTAACGCCCCGAAAATAAAGTCCAAAACAATCCCAAGATAACGGCTTGCCGTCGGATCGCAGTGCAGATACAGACTTCCGGTAGGCTTTAAAACCCGGTGCAGTTCAAGCAGCCGGATGGTCATCATCACCAGATATGCCATCATCTGATTTTTGCCGATAAAATCCTGCAATGCCCCGATCATTCTTGAAATCTGCGGTGGTGATTTTGTAACCAGTTCAAGATAGATGTCTTCTGCAGATCTGTCCCAGTGCCATGTATCCTCAAACGCCGTAATCTGTGATGTTGAATGTTCCCCGCTTTCATCGCTGAACAGCACATTGTAATTGCGGTTTGAGTTGAACGGCGGATCCAGATAAATCAGATCAAC